TGTATCGGCTGCGGCTACTGCCGTTTCTGTTCCGTTATTAATTGCCGTTGCGTATTCACTGCCGAAATCAGGCATATTTAAGTCATCAACGGTTATCGCACTGCCAACCTCACTGCTGAAATTATTGGCTGCACTTACCGCTGTGTTTGTACCCTCATTTATTCCGCTTGCATATTCCTCAACCATACCCTTACCGCCTGTGAAAATATCGGTTATACCATTCACCAAACCGCTTGCAATGCCACTGACAATCTGCACACCGACATTTATCCAGTCTGTTGTGAATATTACACCTAAAATGGCTTCGATTATCTTCGGTATTGCGGCGAGTAAATGTGGAATGGCTTGAACGAGTCCGACAGCCAGTGCGATTATCAGCTGAATAGCCGCCGTAATTATTACATCGAGATTATCCAAAAGCGTTTGCACAAGTATCATAAGCACCTGTATAGCTGTGTCAATAATCATCGGCAGACTTTGCACAATGCCGTAAATAAGCTGAATTATAGCTTGTATACCCGTTGTAATAAGTGTCGGGAAATTATTATATATACCCTGTGCAAGTGAAAGCAAAATACTTGAAGCAGATTGCACAATCAAAGGCAGTGCCGTTGCAATACCCTGTATCAAATATACAATCAATGTCACAGCCGAAGTTATAAGTTGCGGAGCCATTCCCGAAAGCGTTGTTCCGAGTGTTGTTATTATTGTATATGCCGCTTCAAGCAACATTGGCACAGCCGCCACAAAACCTGTCACAAGTTGCATTATGAGTTGCCCTGCCACCGTTATAAGCTGAGGTATATTTTGTATTATGCCATCCGCAAACCCTGAAAGCAAAATACCGCCTAATGTAATAAGCTGAGGTATAACATTTGTAATGCCATCTGTAAGCACTGTAATTATCTGCACTATTGCCGTTGATATGCTGTCACCGTTGTTTATTATGCCACTTAACAAGCTTGTTAATATTGATGTGCCCATTGATACAACCTGCGGAAGTATTTCGGCACCCTTGCTTAATATATCCGCAAGCACATCACCTATACCCGTTGCAAGTCCCGTTATTCCACCGCTGTCAAAATCATCATTCAGCACACCGACAAGACTTGTTGCATATTGCACCGCACCTCGCAAAGGTTCGTTTATTCCTTTATAAAAAGAAACTCCCAAGCCCTCTCCGGCACTTTGCAGCATTTTCAAATCACCGTCAAGGTTGTCAAGCTGTATCGCATACATTTCTGCGGCGGCACCACTGCTGTTTTCGATTTTATCATACAAATCGTCATACGCCGTTCCACACTGTTCAAGCAAGGCTCTTGCACCTGCAAGGTCTGTTGTGTTGAATATAGCTGCAAGATTTGTATCAACCTGCGCATCGGTCATACCTTCCATACCCGATTTTAAATCGGTGAATATATCACCCAACGACCTCATTTTGCCCTGTGCATCATATACGCTCACACCGAGTTTATTCAATGCAGCAGTTGCATCATCTGTCGGAGATTGCAACCTTAAAAGTATATTTCTTAAATGTGTGCCGCCCTCTGCGCCTTTTATGCCGCTGTTTGCAAGCAAACCAAGCACTGTATTGAGTTCCGTTGTGCCACCTGCAAGATTTTTTGCTGTACCACCAACAGTTAAAATAGCTTCACCCATTTGTGAAACGGACGCATTTGCACTTGAAGCACTTTTTGCAAGTTGGTCTGCAAACCTATCAAGGTTATCTTTTGTGGCTTCAATACCGAGTGCCGACATACTGTCGGTAACCATATCCGAAGCAGCCGCCAAATCCATAGCACCTGCACCTGCAAGGTTGAGAACCGTAGGCAAGGCGGTAGCCGCTTTGTCGGCATCATATCCTGCAAGTGCAAGATAGTTAAGAGCTTCTGCTGCCTCCGTAGCCGAGAAAGCGGTTGTTTTACCGCATTGTTCGGCAGCCGTTTCAAGAGTTTCAAATTTCTTTTGTCCCTCTGCCGTGCTTTTATCAATAAGCATTGTTGCCGACACTTGCGACATTGCACTTTCAAAATTCTTTCCGACATTTATACTTGCCGCCCCTAAGCCACCTACCGCCACAGTGGCGGCGGTTATTCCCGCAACCGCTGTTTTTACGGTCATGCTTGCAAGACTTTTTGCCGCCGATGCGGCAAGAGGGGCTATCTTTTTTAATGCGGTTCCTACACTTTCAAGACCTTTTTTAAGTCCCGTTAATGCCACTTTGCCCAGTGCCGTTGCCGCACTTTTAGCCCCTCCCGTTTTCTTTTCCACATTCTCCATAAGAGATTTCACTTTTTGCGAAGCTTTCTGTATGGGTGACAAATTTTCATTACCTGCCGCTTTTTCCGCCTTTTCGGCTGTTTTTGCGGCTTTCTCAACATCTTCAAGCTCATCGCTCAATTTATCGGCGGCTTTGGTTGATGTATCAAATTTTACATTTCCTACACCCTTTTCGGCTTTTTCGGCTGCCTTTGATGTTTTTTCGACCTTTTCCATCTTTTCGGCAACGCCGTCTGTGCTCTTTGTTATCTTACTCAACCCCGCACTCATATTATCAACAAGTTTGAATACTGCCGAAATTGTCATTTGCGACCACCTCGCTTTTCAGCCTTAAGCTGTATTTTATCCGAGGCACATATAAAGGCTTTTTCTTCAAAACTCATTTTCATATATTCGTGGGGTAACACTTTGTATTTCTGCAAAAGATAGTGAGCTAAGACCGCATCGGGGTCTGACTCTTCTTCATCAGTCCCCAAAATCAGTTTTTTGCCTGTTCGACCGGGTCATCCTCATCATCTTCATCTTCCGTAAGCCCGTTGACTTCATTTACAGCCTGTAAAATTTCAAAATATTCTCCCATCGTAAGCATAGCCGCAAGTAAACTCTCGGCACCTCTCACGCCGTAGCTGTCCTGCAATTCCGCATCATTAAGATTTGGATAAACAATTGACTTTGACATAAGCTTATCATTATATGTATCCGGGTCAAGCTTTTCCTCATAGCTGTGCTTACCTTTTTTCACTCTCTTTTTAGATGCCGCTCTTACTTCCTTTTCTTCGGGAGATGAAAGTGCTTTTACCTTAAACGGTTCGGTAAATCGTTCAAGCTTCACCTCTCTTATTTCCTCATTTGTTTTTACATTACCCTTCATAAAGGCATCAAATTTTGACATATTGCCACATCCTTTCAAAATAATCAAAGTTTATATCACTGCATACCCGCAAGCATATCAAAGCTTTCGGGGATTTTAAAATCTTCAAATGTGAAATCCCAATCTTCATCGAGATACTCACCATCTGCATCAAATTTCGCAAGCACTCCGCCGTCAATGTTACAATCTATGAGTATAACCGTCTGAGAACCCGCATCACTGCTAGGGTCATCGTTTATAACCTCAATATCAAAATAGATATCCTCACCCGTGTTCTTGTATCTTTCAAGCAATTTTCTGAATATTGATGAATTGTAGTGGAATTCCGCTGAACCCGTACCTTTCCAACCACCCGACTTATTGCCCTTGCCCGACTTTCCGAGTATAGGCACCTCCGATTTTTCTTTTTCAACCTTTGCTTCCAAGTTTATAGCCTGCATAAAGTTATATCTGTTTCCGTCAATGGTTACATAACATTCTGCAAGCCTTGCACTCACGGTGTCTTTTGCGTTCATAATTGCCGCACTCATACCTTACCCCTCCTTAGTTCACATAAACTGTCATATACAATTTTTCCATAGCACAAACGGGAGTTGTTGTCAAATCCACAACAACGGCGGTTTTGCCCTCGCCCTTTGTGATTGTTAAGTTTTCGTCCGAAAAATCCTCGATTGCTCTTATGGTCTGCAAATCCTCGCAGTATTTTGCAATATCACCCCACAAGCTGTATCTGCCTGCCTTATCATTCGGCACCTTACCGCTGTAGCTTTCATTGAAAAGCACGGCAATATCATTTGCAATCTGGTCAAGCACTCTTATTACTTGATTGAGCGTAAAGTCCTCATTCTTAGCCTTTGTGGTGCTTACAAAACTGTTTATATCCTTAAGCACTCTTATGTCACTGCCTGTCTTGTGGAAAACAAAGCCGCCGTTTTGAATGAGCTGTGTGAGTTCGGATTGTGTGTAATCGGTGTTTATATCGTACTCACCGTCATAAATCGTATTCATAAGGCTTGCATTTACCGCACAACCTGCACTTGCGCCCGTTACCCAATATACAAGTGCAAAATCGTCACTGTCGGCAACCTTGTTTTTGACGTTTATTACGCCCTCATAATCGGCAGAGTAGTTATATACAACGCTCTGGAACTTCACACCGAGTTCATCACGCATACGCTTTGTATAAGCCACATAAAGCTTTTTGATTGTATCGTCATCACTTGCGCAGCAAAGAGTATTGAAGCTGTAACTTTCAAGTGCATTGAGTGCCTTTTGATGTGTTGTTGCGCTTGATGTGCCATCTGTGCCGCCTGTGAGAGGTGCACCCGCTGTTTCTGCAAGAACCGCATCCTTTTTGAATGTAACAAAATCGTTATCTGTAAGCTGTGCTGCACTTGTTACCGTCTGCTCATCCACTGATTCACCGTCAAGCTTTGTCGTAACAAGGTATTCCTTTTCGCCCTCACCGCTCACGTCCTCGATAACAATGGTGATATCGTTGCCACGCTTGCCACCGCACACAGCCGTTGCATAATCATTTGTTGCCTTTGTGCCGCCGCTGTTAAGTCTATATAAATAAGCCACCGTTGCGGCTGTAAAAAGCTCTCGTATCGGTTTAAGCTCATCCGCATCGTAGGCAAAACCCAAAATCTTAAGGCTGTTTGTTATGAAATCCTCGGATGTAAGCTCAATCACTTCATCCTCCTTGCCCCAAGCAAGTTCCATAGGCACAGCCGCATAACCTCTATCCGAAATATTTGCACTCGCTCTTTCCTTGCTTACAAAGTTTATGTAAGCACCCGGAAGCACCTTGTTTTGTGTTAAAAATGTACCGCCACCATAAGCCATTATTTATCACCCCTTATCAATTTTTCAACTTCATCAATACTGTACTTTTTGCCATCTTCCAAAAGCACTTCAAGCAAATCTTGATACTTGATATATTTTTTGATTATTGCCTTTTTGGAATACGTTACAACCTTTGTTTTTTCCTGCATTGTTTCAACAGTTTCAACCGTTTCTGTATTCTTTTTTACAGCCATTTACATCATCTCCAATTCTTCCATTTTTGCCCTATCGTCATCAATCCTGACGAGAGGAAATTCATAAGTTACATAAAACACCATCACACCATCCGATATTTCGTGGTGTCTGTCGCTGCCACGCACAATATCACCGCCCATATTGATATTTTCAAGCGTGTTATATAATCTTTCGGCGGCATCGTTATAAAGTGCCGCATTTTCAATGCTTCCCTTTTCGGGGAACATAATCACCTGCATATCATGTTTACGCATATACCGTGCACGGAATCTTTCGTTCAATCCATCCGCTTCATTGCCCGAAATGCACCCAATAAAAAAACAAGGTCCTTTTAAACCTTGCTCCGTAAACTCCGTATATATTTTGTAGTCCTTGCCAAACTCCTCGGATATTGCAAGCGACATACCATCAATTGTATTTTTAATAAAGTTCATTGTCCTATACCTCCGAAAAGCTTTTCAATCTGTGCTTCAAGATACGGTTTCACTTCGGGTTCAATCTCTTTCATTGTATCTCTGAGCATAAACTTGCCGTTTACCCATCTTTTCACAAGCTTTTTACCGATTGCAGGCACGTACCTGCCCGGTGTCTGTCTGTGACCGTATTCAACGTAGGGTGCATATTTCGTATTGTTGTAAACAGAAAATTGCCAAGTGTCACCGTTATGCTCCACCTCGCTTATTCCCCAGTTCTTTTTTAGAGTACCCTCACGCACAGGTGTTTTCTTTTTCACCTTACGAAGAGTTTCACCACCCAAACGATTAAGTATTTTGTCAAAGAACCCGTTCTTCACCTCATCGCTGATATAACCCATCTTTTCGGCAAAGTCCTTAATATCGCTTGTATCAATAGTAATATTCATACGCTTATGCCTCCGTTTCGGTCACTGTCAGCACAATTTCTTGATGTGTTTTATACACCGCAGGTTCACCCGAGGATTTAAACTTCTTCACCTCGCCGTTGTGGCTCACATCTATCCTGCTGCCCGATTTTATAATCACATTCGGCGAACAAAAAAGCTTAATCGTCTGCACCACCTTATCAACATTTTCGGTCTGTTCCGTATTGGTTACGGTTTCGTATGACAGGCGGCAGGGCAAGTCGCTTTGTACCGCCCTCATTTCAAAACCCGTTGAGCCGTTTTCCCTCTCAACCTCTTCAAAGCCGTAAACCGTGCAGGTGTCAAAATACAGCCTTTCAACAGCTTTCCTCTGTATATCAAACACGCTACCACCTCAACTTCCGAAATGTCACAAGCTCCGCATCCTTATTCAGCATACTGTCAATATATGCCGTAAACACAGCTTCGGGTGTGCTTGCTCCGTCCGTTGTCACCGAAATATCACCCTCGGAAAGAGAAGTAACCACACCCGAAAAATCAAGCCCCTCAATTTGGAGAGTGCCGCTTGCAAGCTTACACTTCAAAAAATTAGCACATACCATATCAACGGCAACACACTCCAATTCATCGGGTATATTTTGCAGGTTACAGAAATTGCAAATATATCTTTCCGTTTCCGTTATCGCAAAACGCAAAAACACAATATCGTTTGCATCATCAAATTCATAATTAAGACTTTTTAACCTGTCCTTAACATCATCTTCAATTATGGTCATAAATCATCAACCCTTTGAAATTATACGGCAAATAGGGATTGCTCTGTGGTTTATTGTCTTGCCGTTGCCATCGTTCACAAGCTCATCATCTTCGGGTGACAGTGTAGCCTGCTTCTTCTTTGTGTAGCTTATGCCGTAAGGCGCATAGCACTTTCTCTGTCTTACATAAAGTGTGTCCTGTCCGCCGTTCTTAGCAGGGTCTCTATCCATCTCATAAGGCACTTTCGCACCGATGTTTTCATAATCGATGGCACCCGTACCAAGCACATAAGTTGTATATGATGTGTAAGCCTCTGTATCACCGCTCTTTGCAACCGCTGTTGTTGGCATATCGTCATCTACAATAACCGTCCTGCCGTTCCATGTGGCAAGCCCAAGCTCACGCTCAATGCCGTTTGCGTCCGTCTGCTTAAGATATGCAAGAAGCTTTAAGTTTTCAAGGTGCGTAGCCACAACGGAGTGCATAATAACCATTGTGAACTTACTCTTGTTGTCACCGCCTGCCTGCTGAATGGCACTGTTTAATGTTGTTTCGCCTGCAAGACCGTCATTAACGGCTGTGATGTCATAAGTGTGATTGTCTACAAACTCCTTGTTAGCTGTGCCTGTCATAGCAAAAATACCGTCAAGGATAGCAAGCAAGGTACTCTGGTCTACACCGTCAAAATAAGCCGAAACCTGCTGAGCAACATTACTCATAAAGTCCACACCGCCTGTGATATCAGTGGAAAAATCACCCTCTGTCCAAGCCATTTGACGACCAATTACAACCACACCACGCTCATAAGTGGTTGTGCTTGCAGCCGTAATATCCGTCTGTCCGTCATAATTCTGCACATCTCCGTCAAGTAAACCGTACATAGGCAAAATAGCATAAGCCGTGCCCGTCTGGCTTGAAAATGCATTCTTAATCTCCGCATTCCCCTTTAACGCACCACTTCTTATAAGCTCGTTCTTTTTGAGCTGTGGCACTCTCTCAATATAAGCTCCAAATGCCTGTGGATTGAAGCTCTTGCTGTCAAATTTTGACATATTTATCACTCTCCTTAAAATAAAATATATATCTAAAAACAATAGATACACTAATCCAATTTGAAAAGTTTTTGCACCGCTTTTTTCAAAAAGCGGTTAGGGTGTTGGGGCAACGCCCCAAGGTCTTATTTTCGTATAAGAGCATTTTTTGAAAGTTTGAAAGTTTTCAAGGTCTTTCCCCCAATACCCTATAAAGTATAGTTCGGATTAGCATCAAGAAATGCAGCCATTTCTTCATAACTGCCCTTTTCGGGGAAAACACCTGTCTGCTGCTCCCCGTTACTTCGCCCCGGCTCAACACCCTTGATTCCGCTGCCACTTTCAAACAA